GTCACACGATAACAAACGTTATCTCTCGCCCGTCGGAGTTTCACCGACGGATTTACTACTATTATAAGTTAAGGTACTAAGGAAAATCCCTAGGACTTATTTTACACTATCTCTTTCGGGAAAGCGTACTTATGATAGGATACCTCCATATTAGGGTCTGTGAAGCTGAAAGGCTTACGTTTCCAAATATGATCTACAACAGTACAGAGAAAATGTTCCTGTCCATTACTATCATCAAGGTAGTGCCGCGGTGGATGCTTCATAACTATGAAGTGTTCATCCAGCGGCCTGCCCCAATTTTGAGCTTTGGATAAGAACGCCCTGTACCCTCCGATTCTCCGTCGTCGTACCTCATTAACTAAGGTATTACGGGGAAGTTCTGTTGAGTAAACAGACGAATCGTTTTCAATGTCTACGCCACCTAGAAAATCAGGTGGACAGTATTTTCGACGAATGGCAAGCCATAAGTCGTGCATTGAAGGGTCGCATATCTGTAATTTGTCACAGTATGACCACTTCCTTAGTTTGTTAAGTAACCAGATAACACGGCTAGTGTTATCTACAGGTTTCCGAACATAAAAAGGAGTGACATCTGTTCCAAGGTGATAATGCTTACCACAACTTTCACGAAATGGGCCTGTTACGAACGTTTTGTCGATATTGGTTTTAAAACCGACATCGTCGAGCGCTAGTATAAGCCTGTTAGACATGAAGCTGGGGCAAATAATATCATCACCGAACACAGATACCCGATCGCGCCAAAAGGCGTAATCAGGGATGTTGTAGGACGTTTCCGACTGCATGGTTAAGTAAGTAGCTTTAGTTAGAGCATAGAATAGTAAACTTTCTAGTTCGAACGTAAAGCCATTACCCATAGACGAGATTTTCTCCCACTTAATAACTTGACCGTCCGGCAATGTGCCATAGGTTGAGCGAGTGGAATCAATTTCATCATACCAAGCGCTTGGAAGTAAATCCCAAACTAATCGGCTCGATATAGAGTCGCTAGCAGCACTAAGGTCAATGGTCGAAACCATTCCAGTGATACTGCCGTAAAGAGCTAAGCGTTGATTAACGGATTGGTCGTTAAGATCAATACCGAACACCTTCAAGCGTCCGCGTATGTGGTTGCCGATGGCAACCTGCATATGCATATTCATGTCGGGTTCAATCGCTATAGCCCTATCTATATCCGTCTTCTTTGGTACGGTATCAACTCGGTTTCCCAAGGTAATATTAAGGTTAAAGTACCCACCACTTGCGCACCATAAAGGTGTTGCAGTGATAAGTGCCTGTGCCTTCCGTTCAAGACGACGTGTCACATCAATGGGTTGCTGACAGTTATACTTGTTATAGGCATGCCCTACTTTTCTCTTTCGAGATGTAGAGGCACCACCTGTGAAACTAGAAGTTTCATACAAGTTAACAGGAACATCACCTAGGATTTCAGCTACGATTTTAGTAGCATGATAAAGAATACCATTCAGGTTCTTGCAGCGTAAACCATAACCGTCATCATTAATCTTCTTACATGTCTTTTCAGACTCTAGAAGTTTATCGATAGCGGCTTGTTTACGTACAGGAGCTGGATCGGTATCCGAACCTACGTATTTACTAAGAATTTCTTCTTGTAAATAATCCCACTTAAAGGCATAACTACCTTTAGTATCTGCGGGACGGTGTTCACTGACCATGTCAGCAATGGTCTGGCCATCTAAGAAAACAGATGGCAAGCTAGTAGAAGTACTAGCTCCGTAGCGTGAATTAACGCTACGTCTTTTCCGATTAGACATTATATTTTACCTTACTAGTGAGAACCAGTTA